GTGGTGCCCAGGGTGATCGCCCCGTTGGTTGCAAGCACCCAGCCGGAATCGGCGTAAGTGGTGCCTTCCTCAACAAAAACATAAAGGCCAGAAGTCAGTTCGCCGCTTGGAGAGTTGTCAGCATCCGCTGATCGAGCCCATGCACCCGCCGCCGCGAGATAGAGCCCGTTTTGCGCACCTGCGGTTTGGTCCTTGACCAGCACCCGATCACCAGCAACCAACAGCACACCATCAATGGTCTGAATACCAGACAAGGTGATGTTGGCCGTCGTGGTGGCGCGAACCGAGGCTTTGAAATCAAGGCCAGTGATGGCGTTATCCACATACTGCTTTGTTGCTGCATGAAACGCATTGGTGGGATCAGCGGCCAGCGTCAATGCACCAGTCAGCGTTCCACCAGTAAGCGCCAGTGCATCAGTGATGCCGTAGCCGGACAAAGTGGTGGGTTTGCCCGTCACGCTCGACCAGGCCGGTGTCAAAGTGACCGCTGCACCTGTGCCCGTGATTCGGCCCTTGGCATCTACAGTCAACGGTGTGATGGCAGTGGTGCCGTTGTTGTAGGTTCCCGCCGTGACACCACTGCTGGCCAAGGTCAGCGCAATCGCAGTCGTTCCTGTGCCTGTAGCATCACCAGAAACTGTGATGTTCTGGTTGGCAGTGAGATATCCGGGGTTGCTGCCACCAGTCACGCGCCCTTTGGCATCTACCGTGACGTTGGAGTAACTGCCTGCGCTGACACCGCTGGCCGCCAGTGCCAGCAGCAAACCACCCGACAGAGTTCCGGTGCCCGTTGCATCTCCATTGACCGCGAAGCTGTCAGCCTTCTTGGCAAAGACGCCTGAGCCTGCAGCTGCTGTGACAACACTTCCGGACTCTCCGATGAACAGCGTCTTACTGACTTCGGACCAGGCCAGTTCACCCACTGCCAGCGTTGGGGGCGTAGCGGTAGTAGCAGATCGTTTGATTTGAATGAGGTTGGGCATAAGGTTCTCCGTTGGAATTTAGAAATAGCCCGCGTCCAGGGCCAAAACAGTGACATCAGGCAAGGGGCCGGGCGGACCGACGGCACCCTGATCGCCCTTTGGACCTTGTGGCCCGGGAACAGTGAGCGTGACTTCGACTGAAGTGCTGTCCCATTGCGGCTCAAGGCTCAAACTGACTTCGGTGGTGGTTGTGATCGAGGTGGTCATAGGTCAGCCACTAATTACTGACTCACATCGGGCACTACGGGCACGATGAATGTTTCTGTCGATCGCACCATCCCGCCGTCATGCACTTCGACATCGCAGTAAAGATTGGCGGGTGCCGGGAACGATACGGACTGGACAGGATCGACGAGTGAAAGATAGAAGCGCCCCGGATTCACGGTCTGGTCAGGATCAATTGCAGCCGAAAGGTTGGCAACCAAGGCACCGACACTCGTGCGCAGTTGGGAACGAATGGTTTGGGTACTCAGCTGGCTCGCGACACCGTTGATGCGGTAAACGCCAGACAAAGCAAAGGTATCGCCCCGCTTAAACGGGGGCGTTGTTTGTGCAGTCATTTCAATATCCTTGAACGTAGGCGTCCACCGTCCCAGCGGTTGCAGCGCCACTGGCGTTAAAACACTGGATCAGCGGGCCTGAGGTTGATTTGTCGACCACGCGGGCCGTGGTGGCAGAGCCACCGTCTGAATGCAAAGTGAGGCTCACGATCACCACGTTGCGCCAGCCGGTGCCAATCGACAGGCGTGTCCCGCCCGAGGCAATCACCACATCCGGCAAGCGAATCGTTTTGTCAGGCACATCGATTTGAGCGACAACGGTACCGATCACTCCTTGCAAGTTGCTCTGATCGACATCAATGCGGAACTGGTAAGTCGTTCCAGCATCAGCCCATGCGCGTCCAGGAAACGGCACGTAGGCCACATCCGTCGACTTCTTCCAAGTGATCTTCCAGGCATAGCCGCTGACCACCGTGGAAATTGTCAGACTGCCGCTGTCTGTAAAGGTCACACTGCCTGTCCAGTAAATGGCCTGGTACTGCGGAACCAAAAAGACCGCTGCGCTGTTGGTCCACAACTGCGCCGTGTCATTGCCCCACATGCGAGAGCTGTCGATGGCCACCACTGGTGTTGAGTTGAGCGTATAACTCGCAAACACATTCTCAATCGGTGCGTCACCAAGATTGCAAGAAACCGCCGTGACGTTCAGACTTTCGTTGCCCGTGGTGTCAACCGCCTTGATAAGGATTTGGCCTGGACCGTATGGAATGGTCACCAAATCCCAAGGGGACACAGCCAGCAGACCGGAGTGCAATTCCAAAGCGTCTGACCAGGAGCGGCTCGTGCCCGGTTGCCAGCGCACCCGGTAACCCGCCAGATCAATATCGCTGACCGACCCCCATGTGAGACGCTCTCCATCCAAACGGAGCCAGGGTACATCTGATGGTGGAGCCGTTTTGCCGACAACGGCTACCGTTGCCTGCGACCAGGCACCACGCACACCGATGGAATTGACTGCGCGGATACGCACGTCGTAGCTGATACCGTCTTGCACCGGTGCGATCCAAGCGGTGGTCAGATCGGCCGCAACAATGTCAGCGGGCGACCATGCGATATCCGAAGATGGTTTGGACTGCAGTTCTATCTGCCCCTTTTGGGCATAGATGTCTGTGGGCGTCGTCCAGTTCACCCTAATCCGGGAAATGACAGAGCCGTCGCCTAAACGCAGCAACTCTGTCGTCCCCGAGGCCAGGCTAATTCCGGACACAACTGGCACGCTGAAGGGGTCTGGTAAGTTTGACTTCGCCACAATGGCTGCGGGCGATAACACCGACTGCGTGTAAATACTTGCGTCGTATTCACGGGCCACGATGTAGACCTCATCGTTGTCTTTGATCTCGATCTGCAGCACACGAAAGAGCTTGGCCGTCCATCCCGGTGTCGAATGCGTGATGGGAACTACATCACCGACCTCGCAGCGCAGACCTTCCTGAAATGCCGAGAATTTCACTACCAGTCCAAACCGACTCTGGTTCAGAGTCAGCTGGCCAATGTTTTGCGCCCTGTAGCTATTGGCCGTGAATGGCAAATCAATCTTTGATTCCAAAATCAAGCCGTTATCAACCGCACGCAAGGCCGTGGACTCGAGCATGGCCAGATCGGGCTGCCACTTCTTTGCTGGGTTGTAAAACCCTGCCGTGACCCGATTGAACTTGGCGCGCTTGCCTGCCTGACTTATTACCCAGGAACCGGTGATGTTGCTCTCAGTAAAACCAAAATTTGCTGGGCTTGTCGCAATGTCAAGAACCAACCGGTACTTACCGCCGCTGAACACCATCAACCCACGACAGGCGGTGAGCAAGGCCCTGATGTTGTCGTACGCAGTCTGATTGGTATCGATGGAGCCGTCGCTTGCATAAGCGGCGTAGTCGACGTGATTGACGCTGTGGGTTCCGGTGCCCGCACTGGTCAGGTCAATCGCCATCCCAGAAAAAGCATTGGCCACTGAAGTGGCCAATTGGTAGGTGGTGTCTGTCTGCTTGATTGCGTAATAGGTCTGGCTGGCAGTTAAGGGGCTTGGCAGGACCCCATTGGTCGTGACCTTCAAACCATCTCCCGTATCAATGGGTTCTGCCTGAGCGAAGATCAAGGTATTTGCTGAGGCATCTACCGAAAACGTATCAGTGAAGTTTGGGGCATTGATCCTGACGTCGCAGGCGTTAGCGGCAACAGCGAAACTGGCGTCATCAATGGCCGCTGACGGAATGCCCCGACCGTATAAAGAGTTTGTCAGGTAGTCGCGCACAACAAGGGCTGCATTGTTCGAGTAGCGAGTTTGGCCGTCGCGAGGGTCATAAAGTGTTCTGCCGCGAACGTCTGCTGTAATCGTCGGTAAGCCAGTGAACGCGTTGCGGTCGTACTTCAGCTTGAGGTACAGGTAGGCGCAGTTGCTGAGCTTGCACGCACTGGTCCATTTCGGGACATCTGAGGTCAAGGAGGAATCTGCAGCCTCACCGGGCACACCCAGGTGCTTGTTGATGGACACAAGTCCTGCAAACTTGCTGTCGCTAGAAATCACATCGTCCAGGTAGACGTTATCAATGGCTGCGACAGGCCCCTCGCACAGGACGATAACCAGATGTAGGTATTCATTGCTGGCACCGGATACCTCGATGAACACGCGGGTGCCACCCACCCGGCGGCGGCCATAGATTACGGGTATGCCATCGACGTTGCTCTGTGAATTGAGCAAAATGCCTTGGGCTTGCGCTGACGCCAGTGCCGACTGACCTCTGGTTGGCGAGTTGGTTCCGATGAGAGACTGAACTGCCAGATTGGCAACGCCTCCGGCCACCAGACCAGCAGCACCGCCAATGAAACTGGCTGTGGCAAGTGAAGCACCCAGTACATCAGCGGCGGCGGCAGTGATGCCGGACTCGATAACTGTACCGAGCACGGCATCAGCCACCACCACGCCCACAGCGTCTGACACCACCGATCCAACGATGGCTCCAATAACGATGCCTGCCATTACGCGGTGTCCCTGCTATTGACTACCTTGGCGTACATGCGCTCAACATCCTGGTAACCCATAAGGTCGAGCAGACGACCGAAGTCTTTCTCACGTTTGACGTGGTAATAGATTTTCTGCACACCCTGAGCTTTGAGACCCATCTCGGCAAAACGCAAAAGTTTCAAAACGACACGTCCGGCACGCACATCGGGTAACACATAAACAGCGCTGTTGGCCGCGACCAAGGAGTCCTGGTAATGGATATGGGTCTGAACGATGAATGCGGCATAGCCCACAATCACGCCATCACGTTTGGCGATAAAGGTAGCGAGCTTTCCGGCGGCATCGAGTTCGCAGTAGCGCGCCCAGTCAACGTTCAAACGTTCGAGGTCCTTCTGCCCGACCTCTTCGTACTCACGTTCAGCCAAAGCTTGCAGTTCATGAGTAGCCGTGCCAATGGGGATGCGCGCATAGGTGTAGCTCACAATGATCCCCACTTGATTTCGCGGTTGATGTTGGTCACAAACTGAAAACCCCGGTCACCGGGAAACCAAATCTGCTCTTCCGGGTCGTTTGTATGCCTGCCCGGCGTACGCTGGAAATCCACCCACTGCGAGCTGGCTGTCACTGCGATCGTGCAGGTGCCGTTGTTGGGGTCGTCGGAGATTTCCATGGTGTCAATCCGACCGTCGAACACCAGTAAGGGGTTGCTGATGATGGCCAGTCGGTAGTCAAGAAAGCCCTTGTAGATGGCGATGCGCCTGTCGATATAGGGCTTGGAAAGCGCAATCGAGATCCAGGTCTGATCCACCGCCGACACTTGAACCGTGACATTGGGGATACTCATGTCACTGGACTCAGTGAGGCCCGTAAACCCCAGAAAATGGCCGTTGGCTGTGTAGGTGTTGGTGCTCCACAGGACGTTGATCCAAGCATCCGTCATACGGATCGTGCCGTCGTCGAACCAAGCTTCAATTAAATAGACGGGTTGGTTGCTGGATTTCAATATCTCAGCAAGAAAATCAGAACTGGCTCCGCGATCCATGATGGGCTTCTTTAAAAGGCTTCGGCGAACTGCAAAGAAAAGTTGTAGAACGCGCCGGGTGCTACGGCGAACTCCTGCGTGTCTGAAGACAGTGCCAAGGTGAATGGCACATTGCGAATGACCAGTGACGAACCGTCAGCCGGTACGGCCATCAGCGCAGGTTCAATCACCAGAGTGGTATTGCCATAGCCATCGCTGCTGGCATCGGCAGTAACCATGTAAACCTTGGTTTGACCGGCGATGCCAATGAAGTCACCCGCCTTTAAAACATTAGCCATGCTGGGTGTCCACCCGCGCGTTGCCAAAGTGCGTCCTTGTTGGCTTGCACCGTTCACAAGGGGTGAGCCAGTTGCCACGCCTTGAGGCAGTTTGTGCGCAGGCAACACAGCGGTAAAGGTGTCCCACTGGCCGCGCTGCGCCACCACGAAGGCCTGAATCGGTGCGAATTGCGCACGGGTCAAACCAACCCAGTCGGCAGTGATCACCCAGCGCTGAGCGCCGTTGGTGCGCACACTGCGTCGCAGGTTGTGCGAGATCGACACGCGTGTGGGCTGGTAGGACTGAATTTTGATGGCGCTGGGCGCGGGGGTCAGAGGAAATGTGCCGCTCATGACTTACCCCGTGATCCCATAGCGTCCGCGCATGTTGAGAGCCTGATTAACTATGCCCACCACCACGGCCTTGTTTTGCACCATGGCGGACTGGAAACTGCGCGCATCCATGGCCCGCACCGAGAAATTGATGTTGATTGGCGCTTGCGCTGTGGCCGTGCTGCCGTCACTGCCGCCTGGCGTGCTGGGTGACTTCCCGTTGGGAACGATCGTTCCTGCGCCATTGGGCACAAACCACTCCGGGCCTTGTTCGCCCACGATGTAGGGTTGACCACCTGCGACCGGACCGCCATCGGCCTTGAACAGACCCGACAAAAAGTTACCGGCACTGCTGAACATGCCTGATAGCGACATTCCGCTGGTCGCTTGTGCAAGCGGTTTCATGATGCTGTTTTGAATCTGGATGCGAATCAGATCCGCAATGATGGAGTTGGCCAGGCTCTTGAAGTCGAGCTTTCCGGTCTGCACAAAGCTCACCAGTGCATCCTCCATACCCTTGAATGCATTCGTGAATAGCCGCTCGGACTGGGCTGCTGCGTTGGTGACCGTGTCGATGTAGTTGTTGAGGGCCTTGGTGACACCGGTTTCCCATGAATGCTCAGCATCCCAGCGAGCTTCAATTGCTTTGATCATGACCGCAGTGGATTTAACAGCTTCATCGCGCAATCGTTGCTGCGTATCTGCCGTCAGTTTGGTGCCGCTTTGCTCGGCATCCCAGATCTGCTGCTCGACCGCGAGGAAGTTTTTACGCTTGACGTTGGCAATCTCCTGCGCCTGGGCGTTCATGCCAATCAGGTCGGTCTGGAAGATGTATTGCTCGTTGGCCTGCTCAAGACTGTGCGTGAAAGCATTGATGCGCTTTGTCTCATCAAACTTCTGCTGCGCGTCGAACCGGTCATTGACAGCTTGGACCAAGGTTGCGGTTGACTTGGTGGCCTCGGATCGCAATCTTTGCTGAGCCTCTGTGGATAACTTGGAGCCGTTCTTTTCTGCGTCCCAAATCTGCTGCTCAACCGCTAAGAAGTTTTTACGCCCCTCAGTGGCAAGCGCCTGATCGCGCGCATTCAGGCCAATCAACGTGTTTTGAAACTCGTATTGCTGGTTGGCCACATCCAGGCTGTGGGCGAAGGCATCAATGCGTTTGCCCTCATCAATCGACTGGATGCTTGAAACGGTGGCCGTTACCTTGGCCATATCACCCAGGCGGCCTTCCTTGACTGCAAGCAGGCGACCTTTTTCGATCATGGCCTCGTACTTGCCCAGCTTGTCTTTGATGGCCTCAACATTGAGCGAGTCTAGGTACGAGTCGAACGGGCTGGTTTTGTCGGGCCGCTGGTCTGGAATGGCAAAGGAGCGCTTGGGTGACTCGACGGGCTTTTTCAGACCCGCATCACGCTGTGCAAACTGCTCGTCTAGTTTGGTCAAGAACAACGGTGCAGTCCAGATCTTGACCATGTCCTCGTTAAACGACTCAGCGTGGCTCTTGAGGTCCGAGGTCAGCGTCGCAAAGCGACGTTTGACGGGATCGAGTGACTTTTCACTGATCATCTCTGCACCAATGCCATCCATAAAGGCAAGCACCGACACAATGTCCGCGCCGGTGGCTGCGATGGCGTTACCGGCAATGCGAACTATCCGAACGCAAGCGTCGAAGATGTCGATGAAGGCAGCAACCGCACGCAAGCCTTCCCGTGCCCAGGTCTCGATCACATTGTCTTGCTTGAGTTGCTTGGCCGTGTCGTTGAGGCGCTCGGTCATGCTTCCTGAAGCCAGCAAAGCATCGGTGAAGTCACGCATCACCGGCAGTAAGGCCGAGGCAATGGTGTTGTAAAGCGACTTTTTCCTGCCCTCCAGGCGCACGAGGTTCTTCTCGTACAGGTCTGCTTCTGCGGCCA